CATACCAGTGGACTTTGAATTCGCGGTCGAAGTCGCGTGTCTTGTCGCCGCTACAGTATTCGCAGAACGGCATCATACGTCCTTCGTCATCTTCAACGTAGTCGCAGACTTCATGGCATACGCCACACATATCTGCATCGAGGGCGTGAGGGTTGTTAAAGTGGTAGTCTTCCCGTTCCATTTTGCCCCCTTAAAAATTGCGCCAGTAACAACGGTGCTCTGAAATGTTCGCCTTGATCTTCGCCTTCGCTTCGTCAAGCGTCTCTACCTTGTAGACCCAGCCGCATAACTCAAACTCATAAACCGCTGGCTCGTCATCTTCCGTGAGATAGGCGATATCGACGTTGTAGTAGCTCGTTGTTTTCATGTCTGTTCCTTGTTGTTGTTAGACTCCATGATACGCTATTGGTTTACCCAATCAACTACTTTAGTAAACTTTCTGAAGATAATTGTTGCAACTGCATCCAAGAACCCTGAATATAGCGTCATGGAAACGGAAGCCTTCAGCAAAGTAGTCAAGATCGTCGGATCTAAAGTTAAGATTGCACAGCAGTGTGGTGTTAGCCCGCAGGTAGTCCAGAAGTGGAAATCTGTGGTACCTGCAAAGCATGTTGTGAAGCTGGAGAAGTTGACGGGTGGAGAAGTGAGACGTGAGGAATTGCGTCCAGACGTATTTTACGACTAGCGGCTGGCCCCAGCCTCTCCTCCCCTGCTTCCCCCTGACTGGGGTCGGCCCTTTTACAGACCAAGGGTATCCTTACCTTGTTAGCTCGTACCCGTCCGAGTGGTCGAAGGCGGGGACAAATTACGCTCTACGGAAGTAGCAGAGGCCAGGAATGGTGCCGGTGGTTGACCGGTTGAGCACAACGACCAAAGACAATTTGCTTGAATCTGGGCGTCTTAGTAGGAACGCCAAAGTGAACACTCGTTAAAGGTGGCAAAAACCCTCCCCCCAGTTGATATATGGGTATGGGAGGTGGGCAACGTCTGGGCCAGCGTGGAAATGGTCGAGTGAAAATACGGACTAGCAATACAGACAAAGATTGGTATGGGCCACCAAACCCTACTAAATGTCACGACATGTCTAAAGAAAAGGGAGAGAGAAATGGATCGAATGGATAAGATACTTGATAGGTTAAGTGAACGTATAAATGAGTGGGAGAGAGCAAGCAGAGACGCAATCGAGGCGGAAACTAATTTCAAGTCTTTTGAAGCGATGCAGCAGAAGGCGCACATGGATTCTGGGGCAAGCGCAGCTAAAGCACAGACAGAAACTAGGTCAAACGGGGAGTGGGCAGACCACTATCGCGCAGTCCAACAAGCCAGTTTGATTGCGGAGAAGCTCAAGAAGCAGATCATGCTGGGCCAACTGGCATTCGACGCGGAGCGAACCAAGCAGGCTAACCAGCGGAGGATCGTCTGATGCTGACTGTGATTAGTTTAGGGGCGGGAGTGCAATCATCAGTCATGGCTCTGATGGCGGCAAAGGGACAAATCACACCAATGCCAGACTGCGCGATATTCGCTGACACACAAAGCGAACCAGACCACATTTACGAATGGCTTGATTGGCTAGAGACGCAGTTACCATTCCCGATTTACAGAATCACCGCTGGAAATCTGCGTGATGACCTTATCGCTAGTTCAGAAACCGGAGCCAGAGTACCCAATCCCCCATTGTTCGTGCAGTCGGTAAAAAGCGACGGCATGTTGTTTAGGCAATGCACGTCCGACTACAAGATTCAGCCCATATTCAAGAAGCTGCGTGAGTTGATTGGACTCAAGCCGCGCCAGCGAGCGCCCAAAGAAGTCGCCGTCGAGCAGTGGATCGGTATTAGCCAAGATGAAATCCAGCGAATGAAGATGGCTCCGCATAAATGGATCGAGAACCGCTGGCCTTTGATTGAGATGCGGATGAGTCGGCTGAACTGTCTGGAGTGGATGCGCGACAACGGGTACAACGAACTGCCAAGAAAGTCTGCTTGCACATTCTGCCCATACCACGACAACGCGACTTGGCGCGATATGAAAGCCAATGATAAAAAGTCATGGATTGACGCGGTGGTGGTTGACCATCTGATTCGCGACGGCATCAATAAAACCACCGAAGGCAACAAGCTATATCTTCATCGCAGCCGAGTACCCTTGGATGAAGCTGATCTGAGTGATCCGGCAGAAGATCAAGAGACATTTAGCTTCATGGATGAGTGCGAAGGGATGTGTGGCATCTAATGGCAAAGAAACAGACTACTTCAACACTTCGCGCTAAAGCATTGAAAACATTACAAAAGTTGCGGAGAATGGAGTGTGCCGATGACAATGGTTACGCCAAGTGTGTGTCCTGTGGGAAGCTAGATCACTACAAGAGCATGGATGGTGGGCACTTCATCCCGAAAGGTTCATCAAGCCGATGGTCGCTCGAGGAGACCAATATCTGGGCGCAGTGTAAGGGCTGTAATGGATATGGCATGAGGCATGGTAGTGCCGAGGCTCAGTACACAATCCATATGATCGACTTCTACGGAAAGGATTACGTTGAGCACATGCTGGCAACCAAGAAAGATCCGATCAAATACTACGCAGCAGATTACCGTGAGATGATTGCAGATTGGGAAGAACAGATAAAAGGCCACGAACGCAGGCTGGGTGAGCGCAGATGAGACNACCCCGCGCACTTGCTCAAGAGATGGTTAGGGCGATGGACGCAGCCATGAAACAGGTGTGGGACGCAGAGCCAAAGAAAGAATCGGATGAAGGATTGAAGCGGCAGGTGTTTGCGCACGTCTGCAATTCTTACATGAGACGAGGCGGATATGGCAAGACCGAAACTACCGACTGACCACGAAGTGTTTGCGACCGAGTTCTCATCAATCGGCGCTCAAGGGATGGCGAGCCGATACGATGTAGGAATTAGAAACGTATTCCACAGACGGCGCAGGGCAGAGGAGGCGCTTGGTCGAAGCATCTCAGTCCCCGCTCACCTTTCAAGAGACAAAACGCCCAGACCGTCAGTCCGTCAGGTTCTGAAGGTCGAGAAAGACCTAGTGATACTCGTGGGATCAGACGCGCATTACGAGATCAACACCGTCACCACTGCCCACCTCGCCTTCGTTGAACTAGCCAAACAGCTTCAGCCTGATGTTATCGTCTTGAATGGTGATCTGTTGGATGGCGCATCCATCAGCCGACACGCTCCAAATGGGTGGGAGGAAAGGCCCACAGTCGAGCAGGAACTAAACGCTGTTCATCAACGGCTGGAAGAAATCGAGAAGGCTTCGCCAAGCTCCAAACGGTATTGGGTGATGGGCAACCACGACTCTCGGTTCGACATGAAGTTGGCTGACGCTCTGCCGCAGTACAAGGGCGTCCCTGGATTCAGTCTGCGCGAGCAGTTCCCAGCGTGGATATTTTCCACAAGCCTATGGGTTGAAGGTGCCGAGCGACCAATCATGATCCGACACAAGCCCATCGGCGCAGGCATCACTGGGGGGCACAGAACCACGCTGATGTCTGGAACGCATACCGTCTCAGGACATACTCACCACCAAGAAGCCAAGCCGTTCAGCGACTACACAGGAACGAGGCTCGGTATCCAGTTGGGTACCATGGCGGAACCTAACCAACCGACGTTTGATTACGCAGAGGACTCACCCAAGAACTGGTCTTCGGGCTTCGCAGTCCTGTCGATCAAGAACAATTTTCTGTTGCAGCCTGAATTCGTGCGGGTTCATGGCCGACACGCCGCTGGAGAATACGAGTGGCGCGGGGACATTCATCGAGTAGAATACGAATGATGAAAGAGATAGACGCATCACAATACATCGTCGCTAACCAACTCAACTACCTTAGTGGTAGGGTGGTTCAATTAGTGACGGAGTACGGCGTCACGAAGGACATTCAGGTGTTAGAAGAAGCCTGTCGAGACCTAGCTACACTCGTCCAACGCGAGCGATTCATTGAGGAGAGATTTGGTGCCGACGATTCTGATTGAAGATCTGGAGCCGAATTGCCAAGTGACAGTGATCGTGTCTGATCTTTATGAGATGGACACTAACCCTAACCCACCAGCAGAAGCTCCGGTTGAGGAGAAGGCGGAAACAATCTGGCTGGTTAGCAAGAAGGATGCGACGTAACGATGGTATATCTTGAACGCTTTGCTTATCTGGAATCAGGCACCCTTGGTAAGTTAACAGTCGGGCCTTGGTCTTGCTATACGATTGAGCGCCCTTGGAAGGATAATGAGCCGAATGTTTCGTGTATCCCAGAGGGTACATACAAGTGCGAGCCTTTTAGCGGCGACAGGTTTAAGGATGTTGTGCAGATCCTAGATGTGCCTGGGCGGACATTCATACTGTTTCATGTCGCAAACTTCCCGCACGACATTGAGGGCTGCATTGGCGTCGGGGATCGTTTTGTTTCTGACGCATTGGAGCCAGCGGTGTATAATTCAAAGAAGACCTTGGCCGGTTTTTTCGATGTGGCTGGTCGAGACTTCGATCTTACAATTCGAGGAGTGAGGGCTGAAATATGAAATGGGATTCAATCAAAGGCTTAGTGGGCGCTGTCGCCCCGACAATCGGTGCAGCCATTGGAGGCCCGGTAGGTGGTGGAGCAGGAAAGATTCTGGCCCAAGTGCTAGGCGTTCCCGCAGAACCACAGGCTGTACAGAAGGCTCTTAGCGAGGCATCGCCAGAGCAACTGGCTGAGATAAAGAAAGCTGACCTAGCCTATAAGACCCGTCTTGCTGAGTTGGAAGTAGACATCTTTGAGCTTGAGACTGCTGATATACAAAACGCTCGGGAGGCGGGTGCGACAGATTGGACTCCCAAGGTCTTGGCGCTGATGGCGTTCCTGTTCTTTGGCGGATACGTCACTATCGTAACGATCAGTCCATACCAGCAGAACGAGGCGATAATCAATCTGGTTCTGGGTTACTTGGGCGGCATTGTTTCCGCTGTTGTTAGCTTCTACTTCGGCGCAAGCAATAAGGCTGACAAGTAATTGGATATTGTCGTTGACGTAAAGAAGGCGCAAGACAAGTTNAGGGCTGCGAAAGACCAGATCCCCTTGGCTCTGAGCCACACATTCAACCGTCTCGTGTATGAGATTGCAGTGGGTGATGGTGGTAGTGGTGTTCTTCGGAAGGAAACAGATCGCAAGCTCGATAAGGGTGCGGAGCGGTTTACCCTGTCTGGATTNCANTATCGNAAGTCCACGAAGAAAGACTTAGTTGCCGAGGCTGTTGCCGACTTTACTGGTGGAAGACTAGCGCCCGATGGTATCTATAAAACGGGTGGGGGCAGCGAGAGAAAGAGGGAATACCTAAGAACCATCTTGAATGGCGGTACCGTCAAGCCTGTCGGGACTAGGCAGACTCTGATTGAGCCAATCACAAAGAACATCAAGCTGAATAAGCATGGCAACCTGTTGCCGAGCAAGTTCAATAAGTTGAGAGCGCAGGCAGCGGACGCAAAGCGACTAGCGCCTGGGGGCAGGGATCAGATTCTTGCAGGCTCAAAGACAAAGCCTAAGCTGAAGATTGCAACGAAGGGCAAGAAGAAGGGTCAAGCTGTAGGTAAGGCTTCACAATACTTCTGGGGAACCCCGAGAAATAAGCCGAAGAACGATAAGAATTATGGCTTGTGGGAGCGGATGAACAGAAGCCAGAAGAACCCATATGGTACTGGGGTTAAGAAGATAATCATGGCTGGTCGGAAGTCTCGACAGCAAAAGCGCATGGTTCAAGGCCGTGAGATCTCACATAAGCACTTTATGCGGAACTACAATCGCCAGTTCCTGAAGAGCTTTGCTATGGCGATGCGAACATCACACCAGCGATCAAGAGTAATCGACTCGTTCAACGAACGCCGTAAATCCTAACGGCTATCCCACGAAGGTCAAAGGCTATCCCACGNAGCCCACGATCAGGCACAACCAGGCGGCTATCCCACGCAGCCACAAAAGCTATCCCATGAAGCTCAAAAGCTATCCCACGGAGAGCCAAAGGCTATCCCACGCAGGTCATTTACTATCCCACGCAGTACCACGGCTATCCCACGGAGTACCACGAAATCGTCATTGAGGGCGGTTGGTCGGGCCGGTCGGGTCTAAGCCTTTGATTTTTCTGGGTTTTTCCTAGTCGGTCGGGAGGCGGTCGGGAGGCGGTCGGGCGGTGCCTGAATGGGTGCGGATAATTCAGCGAAAAGGGGTGGTTGACGGGGTGCGGCGGGGTGTCTCGGTCGGGTTTCAGGGTTCGGGGTTTTGAGTGCTTCCTTTATAAGCGAAAAAAAATACGCCTAAAGTGTAAAAAAAGGGTGGTGTATAGCTACAAAGTAGGCTTAGAATGTGGCCATCGGGCGGCGGGTGTCGCTCGGTGTTAACTAAAAAAAGGGTACGAAAAATGAAATACGCAATACTATCTGCTACATGGTGCGCGATTACTGCGCTTCTTCTTATGGTCGCCATTGCTGGCGGTGCCACCATTTACGCTTTCACCTTCGCGGCCACCATATCCGCGCTCGCTGCCGCTGCTAGTTTTGGCGCAGCGCTCATCATCCGATTTTTGGGGGTGAAGTAATGCACGTTTTTAATGTTAACGCTTTCGACTTTCAGGCTTTGCAATTGTTCACCGCTAAAAAGGATGTGCGCCAATACTTAAACGGCTGGCACATTTCCCGCACCCATTTGAGCGCGACCAATGGGCACGTCCTAATTCGCTTAGCGCATCAAAACGAGTTGGGCGACGA